TGCTTTTATTATGTAGTTAGTGGCAATAGATTTTTGCATATTATTGTGGGCTTGACCGTGAGTTCCTAAAGCACCTCTTGCATTAGTAGAATATGCACCTGTGAAATTATTCCAAATACCTGTACACCAACCATTTGAAACTGCTGGTCCATTAGACACAACAACATCATAAGGCAAGTGGTCTAGTGTTAATATATTTGTTTGAGCACCATACTTTTCTCCAAGTGCATTAATATTAGCATCAGTTGAACTTTTTCCAACTGGTACATAATCTCTCATATCTGGTACATTGAACGTTGTGGAAGCATCTCCTGCTCCGTATGTAGTGCCTATTACAGCATAAAGTAAATTATATGTAGTTCTTGATATTGCTTGACCATTACACAACAACCAATTTTCGGGTATTGTGTCAGATGTCCAAGGCATCATTCCACCTATTGGAAATGTATCCCCAGATACTATTCCATATATTGTCCCGTCTGCTTTTATATCTCCAGCAACATGTATACTTCCGTTTGGTAATGAAGTATCAGGTTTTCTTCCTATTCCCAATATACTTTTTAATGTATCACTAACTAATCCCTTAAATTTCCATAATAATGGCTGTGCAGAGTTTAATATTAATCCGCTATATACTACGCTACTTAATTTATCTGTTATAGTTATTTCTATTTCAAAAGTCTTTGTTGTGGTAAATCCAGATGCTCCTAAATCTCCATTTATTTTATTATTAAATGTGAATGCTCCACTTGCGTTAGTCGCTAGAGTTAAATTAGTATATCCGCTCCAAGCACCACCAACTTCTTTATATCTATATTTAGCGTTATATATGGTATTAGCTACTGACAATCCAGACCAATCATTATAAGTTCCGCTAAATGTTAGTGTAGTTTCATCATCAACATTATCCGTTCTATATATAGTTCTAGTAGAAACAACAGGAGCAGTATAGTTTATAAATGTTCCTATTGTTTTTGTCTTAGTAGTATTGTTACCCCTACTATCAGTCGCTCTTACTACCAAGTTAGCATTTAATACTCCATTTAATGTTTCAACTACAGAAGCAACAGCACTATACGCTTTTGGTGTAGGAGTTGTTAATCCTGCATTCTCGAACGAGTATGTAGACATAGTAGCACCTTTTTGAGCAACTGCTTTATTAGCAGCAGAAACAGTCATTTGAGCGTTACTATATCCTCTTATAAATTTACTAGAATCTCCAGTTAAAGCTAACGTCGCAGCGTTAGTGTCTTCAAAAGCAAAATCAGTAAATATAGGATTAGCATCAACTACATAGCAAGTTTGATATGAATATGTATATCCATATACTGTGCCGCCTATTTTAGTAACTGTAGTTATAGATATTGCCACATCATTTCTATTAGGAACTAGTGCATATATTGTAGCTAATTCCCCCGAAATAAACGATATCTCTTGCGAAGTAGTAACATCATAATATGTTTTTATTAAAGTATAACTTCCCGCACTAGGATCTTTACAATATACCTCTAAATTATGTGTTATACTTCCATCTGCTCTAGTAACGTTAGCAGTAAAATTTGTTCCTAGATTGAAATTACTAAATGCAGATGTGCTTAAATACCAAGTTGTTCTATATAAACTTCCAGATGTAGTTTGTAATCCACTATCTCCGGCAGTTACTTTTAACATAATATTATATGTAGTATTAGTAGCTAATCCACTTATATTGAATGTTCCAGATGTTCCACTTCCAACACTAGCTGACCAGTTAGATCCTCCATCTGTTGAATAGTAAACGGCACTTACCGTTTTATCTGTAGACCAAGAACACGCTACATTAGTAGGGCTATTAACATTAGCATTAAAACTAGTTATAGCTGCATAACGTGGTATAGTAGGAAGATTATAATACCAAGTTCCAGAAGACATTACATAATATGTAGGTATTCCCGAAACGTTAGCCCAACGTCCACCTTTAAAATACATACTTACATTTTTTGTTCCGTCTGAACCGTGATATACATTCATATATTCTGTAGCTAAATATTTCGTACTATTACCAGCCGGTGGGGCATAAACTAACCAATCATTTGGTGTTTGATTATATCCGGTAGGCATAGTATTACCGTGCATTGTTCCATCTATTGTATTTTGGTAAATCCACGATCTGCTAGTTGCACCACTAGGCTGATTAGCAAATTGTATGTATGTATCTACGTGCATAGCAGAATAATTTCCCGCTACATCCTGACTATCTAAATATACTTTAAAATAGCATCTCCAGTCTCCACCAGATAACGGAGAATTGTTCCCACTACCATTATAATATGTATAATATGTATTTAATAGTGTAGCCATATATAATCACATCCTTTCTAAAATTCTATAACGTTTTCTGTATCTACTGATAATTGGGTAAACACCCCAACTGATATTTTATCACTAAATACTCCTGATGGTGTTGTTATTCCATTTTCATCAAATTCAGTTACGGTTGATAACTCTGCTCCATTTTCATCTAATAATACTATTCTATCTCCAGTATTATCCATAATATGTTTAAATAACCCGCTTTTCATTCTTACTTCTATACCTTCGTAAGACATTTTTATTGTTGTTCCAAAGTTTTCTCCTGGAGCTGGTTGCCATTTTAACGCATTAGCACTTATTACATCGTTTTCTATCAATGCTCCATAGTTTAACATTAGATCACTATATCCAAATTCTGCTCCGTTTGTATTTATTTCTATAATTATTACGTTTGAATTAGTTACGAAACCATATTCAAAATTTTCATTTAATTTTTCATCATCTGTATCTATTAATTCGGTTAAAGTTCCGTTAGTTAATTTTAACTTAGAAACTACACCTATAGGATTATTATAAATCATAGATAGAGTATAAGCGGTATTAGGATTGACTCTTATAGTCCATTTCAAATATCCTGATTCTGTAGAATAATTCATAAAATTTGATACTGTATTATTTGAAATATCTTGGTTTTGTCTAATTTCCCAAGTTCCATCCTTTTCAAATGTATCACTATTTAATTGACTAAATAATTGTAAACTATTTACTATTAAATTAGCTCCACCCTTAATTTGAAAGTTAGTAGTGACCGCATTTATTGATTGAATAATCTGGCTCAATTTACTGCTTGAATTATTTAAATCTAAATCATTTATAACGTCAGTAAGATTTTGTTGAATAGGAGCTAAAGCTGCATCAATTACATCTTGTTGAACATATCCAACTAATTTATTCCAGTCAGCCCAATCAAAAGTTAAATTTGCTTGACTTGATACTAATATATCCCCAACTTTAATATTATCGGGAAGATCTTCTAATCCTGGCGGAACTATAAACATATCGTTAGCAGAATATTCCGTAGGTTTTAATGTATGAACGGATTTCTTTCCATCAATTAAATCAAACATACTAGATGGAATATCATCTTCTTGCCAACTATATACTGGAATTTCGTCTGTAGACTTATCATATCTATAACTTATATTTGTATTTCTATCTCTCCATAAATCTCCAACATGCAAATTCTTTTTAGTATCGTTATCCCATAATATAGATGGATCATCATAAGAAAAATATGAACTAACTATTCCATCTACTGCATTAACTAAATCGGCATAACTCCCATTTACAAAAGTATCTAATCCACTATCATCGGTGTATTTAGTTGCTAATTCCCAATCGTCAGCATCATAATCTCCTGTAGCCCTTGCAACAATACATCTTTTTAAATCAGAGTTTCCTCCGCCAACCCATAAATCTCCAACATTATATGGAGGAATTGGAGTCGTCATAAATGTAGCACATTTTCCATCGGCAGTTGATGCAGCATTAGACGCCAATTCATAAGCATCTAAAGCAGCTTTATCAGTTATTTCTTCCCACGTATCTGAAGTTGAATTATATCTATATAATTTTAATATATCCGTATCAGTACAATACCACATATCTCCATCATGTTTAATTCTATCAGCTTCTAACCAATCATTAGGATCTGTTTCTTGAAAATAGCTTTCAATTTTACCATCTATTTGTGATTGAATCGCAGATTTATCATTAACATAAGTTTCGTCTGTAAATAATATTAAATCGTCATGATTTTGAGTTGCAACTTCACTTACAGATGAAATTTCCCCTTCTAAATCTGCTATATCACTTTTATATGCGTCAGTTAATGCAAAATCTTCAGCGGCTAATCCAATCTGAACATCAACGTATTCTTTCATCTCGTTTGGAAGTGTGTTTAACTCTGCTATTATTTCTTCTATAGAATCGTGATGATCGTTTACAGCAGCCATTACCTGAGCATTTGTAGAATTTAAATCGTTTCCATAAAGGATTTGACCGTCTAAAAAGTTAGTTCTTAATGTTAGCTTTGCCATACTAATCCCCCTTAACTTTCTTCAATTTATAAACAATACCAATGTCTGATATAGAAAATGGTTTAGTATTGCTTCCAATATCTCCTTCTTCTCCAGGATATATATCGTACAATTCAATAGATATACTTTTACCTTTAGCCTCAGTCTCTGATAAAGATAACTCTATATTCTGAGTTCTAATAGCTCCAAGTAAAGTTTCTCCTAATACTAATTCTCCTAATACTGCTCCAATTTTTAAATTCAATGCAGCGTTAGTATTTACTTCTTTTTCATAATAAACATAACTAGTATCGCTATCTATTCTAATATAATACGTTTCTGGTGTCATTACAGGCACACCATCAACTTTTATTACTACGTATAATGGTATTAATCCATTCCCATCGTTATAACCCTTTACAAACACCTTTTTGAACTTCTTATTGTTTGTAGGATATCCTAAGAATATCTTTGATGATGCAAAATATGAACTGTATGCTTTGCCATCATCTGAATAAATATCTTCAGATTCAAAATCTAATATTTTTAATTGTTTTGTATCGTCTGATGTTTTATTTATTATCTTACATATATAATAATCTATTCCAAAAGAATCTTTACTAAATAAAGCAGATAAAACAGATGTATATCCAGTATCTTCTGTAACGTTATATATATATTTATAATACGCACCAAGTGCATAATTATATATCAATACTATATTCCCCATAGTTAATACATACGTGTTACCTTTAACTACTGCATTCATAACATCATCTTTAGGATAGTCTCCTAAAATTCCTAAATCTATTTGTTGAATATTTTCAGTTCCTTCGCCTGTATATCCTTGTTTTAACATATATAATCCGTTTTTAGATAAGAATACTAAGTTATTCTCTATTTGTCTTATACTATTAGGATTAGTACAACCAACGAAGTCATTTAATGGGAATAATCCATCTGTATCTCCGGAGAATGGGAAACTTCCAGATAATCTTTTCCATTTCTTCCCTAATGATACAGCATAAAATTGTCTAAAATATTTTATTGTATTTACTTCTTCTCCGCTTTCATCTATAGCATATATATAGTTATAGTTTGGAAAATAATAGAAATTATCATATTCACTAAAGAATATATATCCGTGTCCGCCATATAATACTAGTTGATTATTCATTATCATACAATATAATGAACTATTTACTATTGCTGCAACATCCGATACTTTTCCTATTTCTTTTATTTGTTGAGGTTCTGCAGTAAAATATCCTATATAAGGAATTGCTGTTTCCCCTTTTGTTATTTTAATTTCAAATTTACCTTCCAAGTTAAAATCTGTACAAGTAAATATATGAGTATTAGGACTAGCTCCGTAAGATCCAGTTAAATCTTTATATGGATTCAATGTTTCATCTATTTCTCCATTATCAGGTCTATATTTTGGAGTTCCTAATGCAGTAGAGCCTTTTGCTATAACATTTATTTTAAACTCTTTATTTACCGTTGTAGTGTAGACTGTAGGTATAGACTTAACTGGCTCTCCGCTCAATGTTAAGAATACACCTTTAATAGCGTCCACAGTTCCCGTTCCACTATCAAAATACTCCAATGGAGTAGTTGCTAATATATTAAATCCTATATTAGAAATTTCTATAGCATTTGGTTTATATGCGTTTGAAGCACTAATTATAGTTAATAATCCAGCACTTATTTGGTATAGGTTATATCCAGTAGTAAAATAACTCTTATCGTTATATGTGATTACCTTCAAAAATTTTTGATCATATAATCTACTATCTAATAGGTTTATTTTACTTGTTACTGTACTGGTAGTTATAGCTGTTGTTTTATCAACTTTTATATCTAAACTTAATGTTATTTCTGGAGATTCAATTAAACTAGAAGCATTATCTAAACTTACCTTACATTTAATATATTTAAATACATTCTTTTTTACTGGATTTAAATATGATGATAAATCTGATTTAAACATATAATATCCGCCTAGTATAATATCAAATTCAACTTCACTCTTTATATCCCATAACAACATATTTTCTTCAAATTCATTAAAATCATTTATCATTTGATCATTTATAATATTTAAGTGTATAACTTTATCATATATTACATTTATACTCTCAGACGCAGTATTAGCGTCAGTATAAGTTATAGTATCTTTTAGCATTTTAAAAATCTCATTATGAGCGTTTTGTGAATTACTAGTAGCTCCATTTAATTTTCCAGTTAAAACTGTACTAAATGTTACTCCAGGATTTAATAAATCAGTAAAACTAGTAGGATCTGCTACTAAATCATAGAACATTTTAACTAAATCCCCTAATCCGTTGTCTTTCAACCCTTTTCTTTTACTTATTATTCCTTCTTCTTTCATCTCATAATTTACTAGTGTTCTAAATACGTTATCTGACAAAACACCGTCAGAAACTGAGGTGTTATAACCCTTATTAAAATTATTTATTACCGAGTATCTTTTACCAGGCAATCCTTTTAAATATTGTTCTGTAGCCATATTACCACCTCTGATAGGTTACTGTTCTATCACTAGTTCCTATTACGACGCTTCTAACAGCACTTCCTTCATATCCTGTTGCAGCTCCAAGCGATGTTAAAAGTTTTATAGCACTATATCCTTTAGATTTAAAATCACTTACAGCATCTAGAAATCTTCTATAGTGAAAATTTCTTTGCTCAGCGTTATCGTCGTTAGACATTATCATATAAGATAGATAAGGCTCTACTAATCTTAACAACCAACTATCGCTTACGGCGTCATATTCAGTAGTATCATAATTTGCTTGAACAAAAAATGGTAAATTAGTGCCAGTTTTAGTGTTTATTTCTGATATACAACCATTAGCATAACTAATTATATTACTAGTATTCATAGACTCGTCGGCAGCAACATAGTTGCTGACAACAGCAATATCTCTTAAAACCATATATATCACTCCTTATCATAATTATAACACATTTGTGGCAAATAAAAAAGAGTAGATAAATCTACTTCTTTAAAGCACTAAGTATGTTCTGCAATGATTGATCTATGGCGTAATCTTGTTTTATTTTGGTTTCTTCCTTATTTCCTATTACAAATTTACAGAATTTTCTCTTTATTAACTCTAAAGCTCTGGAAAGTGATTCTAATCTAGGAGGATCATTCACATCAAAGTCTTTATTTCTTCTTAAATCAGTATAATAGGCTGTATTTTTAACTTTAAACATTTCATTTGGATTATATTTCAAGAAATCTATCCAATCTTGCTCAGTAGATTCTTCTTTATATTCAAAATCTATTGGTATTTCATTAAATAACTTATTTAAATCAAGATTCTTTAAATTCATATCTAATATATATCCATTTACTCCATCTTTTACTATTTCATGAGCGGCTGGGAAATCAGTTAATACTACTGGAGTTCCAACTTGTAAAGCCTCTCTAGGAGAATATGGCATTCCTTCTGTATCGCTTAATTGAAATAAATAATCAGCATCATGTAACGCTTGAGTTACATTCCATATAGCACCCTTAAACTCTACGAAGTTACCAAACATCTTCATTTGACTTTTTATACTTCTCTCATAATCCCCGTCATATGAATCTCCATAGACTGTTACTTTTACTTTTCTTCCGGACTTTTTAACCGTTGTTAAAAACTTTATTAATCTTTCAAAACCTTTTTCTCCACTTATTCTAGATAATACAATTATATTTAGAACGTCTTTGGATCTCTTTTTAATATGTTTTTCATACTTTATATCATTATCTAATAAATTATATATTACTGTTCCAGTTATACCGTATTCTATTTTTAATGAGTTAGCAACATTCTTACCAACACATGCGTGTTTAGCAACCAATGGTCTTCTAATATAGTTAAAAAACATACTATGTTTATATTGTGTGAGATCAGCGTGTATTAACGCTCTATAATCTCTTGCGTCTATCTGATAATCATCTATCTTTCCCCACGCAGTAGAATATAAACAAATATCGGTACTAAACGGTTTCCCTTTATTTTCTTCTACACTAGCATATTTTTTTATTTCAGATAATCTTTCTTTATCCGCCGTATCATAAACAAAAGTAATATCAAAATACTTACTCATTCTCTTACAAAAATTAATATCGAATCTTTCAATTCCTCCAATATTGTTAAGCTGAGCAGAATACAATAACAGTTTTTCCATCTTCAACACCTCTATGATTTCATTATAACATAAAAAAAGAACTATTTCTAGTTCTCTTAATTTAACTCGCTTCGTATTCTCCGATTTTAGGATTACTTGGATTTCCGAAAGTTCTTCTTTTGTTTATCTCACTCATAGCTTTTTTCTCAATTTTTGATTTTATGAAATCAGCTACGGCTGGAGACAACATATAGGTTCTTCCATCAAATATTATGTTTACAGAAACATATTGATATGAGCATCTAAATCCGTTTGGATATAATGCAGCATATGCTATTTCTGCTTTGAATGGAACTTTATCGCTTTCTTTTTTCGCAAGAACTTTTAATGAATCTTTCTTAGCTTCCGCTACGATCTTTTCATCAGTTTCCTTACCATCTTTGAATTTCGGTTTTATAGTTGCCATCAGACTACCTCCCTTCTACTAAACAGAGCCTTCAGTTTGACTAGCGTAGAAATCTTCACGTGTTATTGGATTAGATACAGCATGATGTAATATTGTTATTGCTAATTCATCAAGAACCTTAGCTCCGAATCCCATAGCAATCCAACCTAATGAAGCTTTTTGTCCCAAATTGTCTCCAATTTTAGCACCAAAGTCCATCTTTTTCATTTCAACACCAGCACCTTCTAATTTCATAACAGCGTATGCGTTTTCAGCAATTATATATGTGTGATATACTAATACGCTTTGAGTATTTTCCTCTATTACAGGGTACTCATAAACTCTAACTCTCATATTATATATATCTACACCTTCTAATGTGCCATTAACAATAGGTTTGTTTGTATTGCCTGGAACTAAGAATTTATTCTCTAAATCGTCATCATCAATTAAATCTTCCATACCTTCTACTGCAGTTAATACTGTATAGTTCTTACCAGCAGCTTTCATTCCACTACGTCTATTAGCTTTCATAACAGATGTAGCTTTTCTTAAAGCAACTAGAGATAATACATTTCCAGTTGCAACGCTATTAACTGTTGGACTGGTAATATTAGATGCAACAACATAAGCAACTCCAGCATCTTCTTCAATAGCATCTCTTACTATTAATTCGAATGTAGCAGCAGCATGTTCTGCTAATATTGATGTATAATCTTCTAAAACTTTTTGTAGATTGTATGTTTCGTTTTGACGAGTAACTTCGACATATGCTCCGTAAGTTGAAATTGAACCTTCAACTGTGCTATAACCGACTTTCATACCTGCAGGATTAGTTCCTTCAACTATTACGTGTCTATTAGCAGCAACAGGTAATGGTTTTACCATTTTCCACATTACTTTATTTGTTCCTTGGTTTCTTGCAACGCTTTGTTTCATTCCTAATGTTTGTAAAACATTATATTCTACTTTATCATTGATCATCTTTAACAATACCTTATTTTCAATAGCTTCTCTATCGAAAGCAGGTGTTGTAGCTCTGATACTTGTTAATGTGTTTGTCATAATATCATTCCTTCCTTTATTGGCTTATTACCAACTTTTTTCTTTAGTTAATTCTTTGTATAGTTTATCTACTTCTTCATCAACGGCTTCTGCAGTTCCTGAGGTTTGGTCTAACGGAACTGTCTTTTTTACTTTTACCTTTTCCTCTAACTCTTTTTGTTTATCTATCTTCTTTGGAAGATAAGATTCTAACAATCTTTTTAAAGGTTTAGGCTGCATTCCTTTTAAATCATCTAATGTAAGTCCATCTTCAGATAATTTTTTATCTATTTCTTCAGTATCGCTTGGGCTTAACTTATTATCGTTATAAAATCCCAATATGGTATTTGAAAAAACTTCTTCTTTTTTATCTGATTCCGCTTTAGATATTTTATCTTCTAAATCTCTGATTCTCTTTTCTCTATCAATTTCTTTTTGAACTTCCTCGACGGTTCTCCCAGAACTTTCAGCCTCTTGTTCTATTAGCCTTTTTTCTGTTTTACTTAACATCGCATCAACATCTTCAAAACCTAGTTTCTTAGATATTTCTTCAAATTTCTTTAATTTAGATTCAATATCAGACATAGAAGTTTTCATTTTATCTTTTTCTTCTTCGGCTTTTTTTAACTTTACCCTCATTTCTGCGGCTGCGTTAAATGCCTTTTTAGACTTATCATCTACACTTTTTTCTTCTTCTTCCGCCAAACCATCTTCGCCGTTATCATCAGATTCAGATTCCTCTTCGGTTTCCTTTTCTTCAGTAGTTTCTTCAACGTCATCTACAACATCCTCATCTTTCGACTCATCAATATCTTCTGACGCTTCTTCCACTTTTTCCGGTTCTGATACGATTTTAGCTTCTTCTTCAGCAAAAAGTTCTGCAAAATCTTTTTCCATACTCTATCCTCCTCACTTTATTTTTTCCTGAGTATTCTCATTCGGGCTACATGGAAGCCTTGATATTATGGAGAGTGATTTATTACTCTTAATAATAATATAACACTAAAAAAATAGATTGTCAATAAACAACCTATTTAGTATTATCAATTACTTTTTGAACATCTGCAACGCTTTCCTTTAAAGATTTTACTGCAGCATCGTATCTATTTTTATCAGATTTTAACTCTGCATAATTACGAAGTGTTCTAACATCGTCTTCTAATCTCCACTTTTTTTCTTCGCTAGACATACTTTTAGCAACCATTCTCATTTACTCCACCTCCTTTAATTGTATATATTTCCCATCGTTAGACGGCTTCATTATTATTGGAATCATCCAGTCATTACCATATATTTTAGATAATATTTCTTTAGCATTTTTTGGGGCTTTAAAATTAATACCATATAAACTACAATCTGATAACGGTAATATTGTATTGGAAATTTTATTCATATCAAATAAATTAAAATCTCCATCCTCATCAATCCAAGTAGTCCATAAATCAAATACAATATCATCTATTTTAATATGTGCTTGTCCTAATCCATATTCTCCAATATTATAATTCATTACATCCTTATAATTCAAATCAAAGTATTTTAGTAACATTCCCTCTGAATTTAGATATCTATAAATATCAAGCATTTCATTTCTTATTTCTTCTTTGGTATGATAATTAGATAAATACGCTATATCAAAATCATCATCATGTTCTATCAATATTCCATCTCGTATAGATCCTAGTAACGTTCCACAATGAAGAAAAGTTAAATTATTTGGTAGACTAAACTTTTGAAGAGTTTTTACCATATCAATTTTTCTTTCTCTAGTAAATTCATTAAACAACTTTTTCCTTTGATTCATCTATTCCGCCTCCAAATTTCAAAAACTCACTTATTGGTAATGATTTATCGTCTACATAATAATCAGCATTGGGTTTTCCAAATATCAACTCATCATAAATAACGTTATGGCTGATCAGCCACTTTGAAGTAATATCAAAATATTTCTTCTTGGCTAACTCTGGATCTCCCGTACTTTTCATACCTCTTGCTGTAAATAATATTATTCTAAATCCTTGATTATGCAATTCATTTATTTTATCTATAACCGCTTGAATAGGTTCTGAATTTTCAAAATCTCTATCGTGGGTTATTGATATAGTATCATCTATATCTATTACAAATGTATTGTGTATCATTTCTTTTGCTCTAGTAGTTGAAACATCTGGAGTTCTCTCCAATATTCTAACAGAACACATATTTCTTATAATATCTAAATCAGGATGATTTTTATAATCATCTCCGATTACAAATTCATCAACTTTTAATTCCGTAATATACATAAATTTATCTTCTTGAACTCTAATTGGAACTACAGCATCGACATATTTTATTGCTTCTAACAGATTTCGTCTTTGTTCATAAGTATATATAGGATTTTTACTTGCTATTAATTCATCGCTATTAAGCCCAACTATAACAAAATTATTATCTTCTTTAGCCCTCCTTAATAAATTTATATGCCCGGTATGTAGAAGATCAAAACTGCCTGTTGTAAAGACAGTTTTCATTATTAAACCGTAGGAGTAGGCTCAACGCTTTGTTCTTGAGCCATTTCCATTTTCTTTATTATTCCGGTAACTACTTCTAAATCGTTATCGTCATTAAATATATCTATCATACCTTTTTGGAACTCTTCTGGCGTTACTAAGGCAACTCCGTTGGCGTCGGTTAATCCAAGTGATGGCATTATTTGTAATGCTAACTCAATTTTCTCAGCCCAAGCTTCTTCGGTTAAATTCAAGTTTCTCTTAAATAATTCTGAGAATTCATCTAATTGAGCAGCTTTAACTAAATCTAATGATCTTATTAATGGTTTAGAGTCTTTATATTGATTTTGTAATTGATATATATTCTTTAACTCTGAATATTGTCTATCCTTGTCGTTTCTAGTCTTATAAGTTAAATCTATACTGAAGTCAAAATCTATATCATCAAACTCTTGTTTTATTGTATAACTTTTAAATGTATACTTTTTATTATTTTTATCTCTAATAAATATTTCTTTATCAGCATAATACTTTATCATATACTTTATTAATTTTCTAGAGAAGTTTTCTACAAACTTTTCTATTTGTTCTATTAATAACACATCTATTGCAGTAGCTCTCGCTATTGCTGCATTAGTTCCTCCAGATGTATTTCCGGCACTTCCTATATTTCCCATATACTGATCATTAACTCCAGCATACATTCTAATATAATTTACGAACTCTTTTCCATATTGTACTAACTTATCATCAATTATTGGATATGGAACTTGTGCTATTGCGGTTTTTACATCTCCGCTTACTTTAAATACAACTCCTAAAGCCGCTTGTAACTTAGCAAATTCATCTATATCTATTCCACTTTCTTCAGATATCATCCAAGATGGAACAGTATAGTGCATCGCAACATTATTTATAGCACTCTCTATTAAATTAGCTACTTTACAAGGAACAGTTAATCCTCTCATCAATGGTAATCCGTATGGCGTTTGAGGAATATCTTCACATGATATTTTAGCAATATCGAAGAAATCAAACGGAAACTCAATATTACTTTCTACTATAGTATTATTTATAATATAATAGATATTAACTTTAGTTCCTATTACTTTTTCTCCATCTTTAGTCTTGTTCTCAAACTTTTCTTTTAAACATATAGTATTTAATATAAATAAATTATCTTGCTCGTTAGTATAATCTCTACTAGAAGAATACAATTCTCCATCTTCCTGTCCTCCAGAATACGTAGTAGAATCTGCTGACGCTTCTTTCAACTTACTCATCCAAGACGGTCTCTCTCTTTCAACCCAATCTTTACTTCTTCTGGTTTTATATACTATATAATCTGCATCTTCTTCGCTAGTAGCACTAGGATCTATATACACAGTAGTCGCATGAATATAATTTACTTTAATTAAACCTTCCATTCTGGTTTTAGTTCCACCTATAATCTTATCTGGATCGTATGATATTTGTAAATATCCATCGCCTAAAACTACGGCATCTTTTATTATCTTTTTTATAAAACTATTCATTCCTAAACGTTTCCACTCATATTTATATAACGTTTCTAAAACATCTACTGTATCAGTATCATCTGGAGACATTGGTAATAAATCTCCGCAATAATCGTTAGCATAAATAGACGCTAGTCTTAAATCTATCGCATTTTTAACGTGGTTAATATCACTCTTTAAAATAAATGGAGAATCAGAATTATATGACGCTAAATTCCAATATACACCTTCGTAGTGTGCTTGGTTATTTATATACTCTTCATCTCTCTGCGATTTTCTATAATTAACCGCAGAAGTAATTAACTTATTTAATTTACCAATCAATTCTTTATCTGCATCCATAAACTCTAACTCCTTTCTTTATCTGATTTTTCTAGTACATCTAATTGAACTTTAGGAACATTTAATAATGATACTTTTTTTTCTTCTTTTTTATTAGCGGCGTTTATTTCAATTTTCCTATTTAACTCTTCAATACTTTTTTCTAACTCTTCAATCTTACTATCATGATATTTTTTAAACATTTCAAATTCCACCTTTATGCTTTCAATATCTTTAATACTCTTAATCATTTTAAGTAATTTCATATTCTATAACCTCCTACAGAATTTTTATTTTTCTTAGATTTAAACGCATCATTCATCATTATATTACCCATCATTCCCATATCCTTATTATATACTAATCTTTCTTTAAAAACAAGATTATAGGGTATGTCCTGTACAATATATCTTAGACAGTCCATTAAATGGTTAAACTTATCTATCGGCTTATCTCCAATATTCTTATTAGACTTTCTCTCTTCTGGAGTAGGATATCTATATTCGCATCCTTCCATTATAGTATTCTTACAGCTTCTAAAAATATGTATCTTACCTTTATACATCATATCTCTAGTTTTAGCTATACCATCAACTATATTATTATTCGCTAATTTAAATATCAAATTATGCTCCAACTGCATCTGCTGTTTATACGTTCTAGCGTTTATCTGGCTTCTTTTTGCTGCTGATGGATCTATTAACGGCTGATTCAACATACCCGTTGGAATCGGTTTTATAATATCTTTAATCGCATTCGCAACTTCCGTTAATACCTTATCAGTTTTATAAAACTCATTTATTAAATATAAATCGCCACTATCTTCATTAAACCCACACAACAATACAGCAGACGGATCTCTTATACCTGGATCGTGTGCTAGAAAATATTTCCAGTTAGGATCTGGTTTCATATCATCACATACATACTTTAAAAAATCAGGATAAACAGCACCTTCGGCATATTCAATAATACAATCTACATTTAATCTTACCTGTGATGGGCTTAAACTATTTATAATCGTATTTAAAACACCTGGAGCTAAAAACGTATTATCTCTACTACTACTTAAAAACGCTTCTAAATCCGGATTCGGTTCTGTTACTCTATCGATATACATAGCAACCGTATCTTTAATACTAGGGCTACCAGTAATCTTCGATGCAGTAAACAATAAATCTCTTATAAATCCTTGAGACGGATTCGATATA